GTATAAAAGTAAATCTGACACCCTCTTTCCCCCCATATTCATCTGTCGTGTGGATTTTGTAGCCCTATTATAACCCGCGCATGCCAACATGTCAAATCATTTTCCAATTGTCATCTCAATCATGCAATTAATGAACATCGTTCATCAATGCGCTGTCAGTTTGACAATGAGTAAGGCGGCTGTTATATTGTAAGTGTCAGTTAAACAAGTCAAAGGAGCCTACCATGTTCTACGTAATCAAATATTACCAGCGCAACAAAGATACCAAAGTTTACGAGTTGAAGCATATGCACTGTGACACGATCAAAGCAGCATGCGAGTATCTTCAATTCATGGATTCTCATCCGTCTTACGTTTTCGTCTCCATGAAGAAAGTAGGGTGACTATGAACCCGGAAACCCTTTTCGCTATCATAGCATACGCAATCGGAATGGTTTACGTGATCAAAAGGTATAAATAAAAATTTGATTTATGAAGATTCTATGAAAAGACCGGATTCCGGTCTTTTCTCTTTCAACCCGAGTATAATGGGATTCGTCAAAGCAAGCCGACCGATCAAAGGAGATTACATTATGGCTGCTATCACCCGCACTTTCAAGAGTTTCGAGCTGACCGCGTACGAACTGGATGATTCAATCCCGCCCAGCGTGCGCGCTGTCGCCCAGTACGTCGTGCTGGACACCAACATGAACGCCCGCAAAGCCCGTATCGCCTTCCGCGATGCCGGCGTGGCGCTGCCCAAGGGCTGCACGATCAAGTGGGTCGAAGGCGAGGAGAAGACCTATTCCATGCCCGTGGAAACGTTCCTCGAAAACGCTACCGTCATCGACGCTTAAACTAATAGACTAGAAGGAGAAAACCATGACTGAGAACAAAGACATCGCCATCGCCGAGGAAATGCCCGTCAACGACCTCGCGCCCGCTCGCACGTACGCCATCGCCGAGCTTGCCAAGCCCGAGGACAACACGTTCTGCTCGGTGAACCCCGAGCTTGGAGCGGATGCCAAGAAGCTGATCTACAACGCGTCCAACAACCCGACGCACAAGATCGACGACTTCATCAACAAGCAGATCGCGCTGAAAGACCTGTTCGTCGAGATCATCGAAATCGCAGACGAGGACGGCACCGTGGAGCAAGCCCCGCGCATCGTCCTCATCGACGACAAGGGCGAGAGCTACCAGTGCGTGTCGAACGGCGTGTGGGGTTCGCTCAAGAAGATGTTCGCCGTCTACGGCGCGCCAACCTACGAGGAGCCTATCAACGTGGTCGTCAAGCAGGTGAAGGTTAAGCGCGGCACGATGCTCACCCTCGAAGTCGCTTAAGAATCGCAATCGCAGGCCGCACCCAGCGTGCGGCCTTTTTCAGGAGGAAGCCATGTTGTCGCTTGCAGACAAGGATTTGATGGAGCAGTTCGTAGCGGACTCGTCGAACAGGGTGTTGAAGAAAGAGCTATGGGCGCATGCCGTCGTCCCGCAAGGCGTGGCCGTTTTCAAGCGCCATCATAACGGGCGCATCGAATACATGTTCACCAAGGACGACAAGTTCGATATGAAGCGGGACGACATAAACGACCTGCGCGAGCTTGTGCGCCGCTACGTCATAGACGATTATATCGGACTCGTCTTCGTCATGCATTCGCAAGCGCTGAAAACGGTTTCCAAGCATATCAAATACCGTTATTGAAAGGAGGTGCGCCATGCCTTCGAAAAACGGCGTTTTCTACGAGCTGAAGGAATCGCCTTACTCTTTTATGTATGGAGACTGTACGTTCTTCTTCTCGTCTAGGAAGCATCTTTCCAGTTTCATGGACAAGATCTGCGTTCGCACGCAATGGTTGGACGACAGCACGGAGAAGCGTTTCCACTTCTACGTCAACATGCAGCTGGTCGCCGCGTTCCAACTGTACTTCACGGTGGAGACCAGGGGGTGCTACGTCAGATTGGAAAACGGTGAGGAGCTGACATGCAGAGAGAACCTAAGATTAAATGGACTGAAAGCCAGCGTTCGCGCCTCAACTCCGCAGTCCGAAAGTACAACAACGCCATTCGACGGGCTATGCGGGCGAATCCCGCCAACGCCCGGTTCATGCCCGAACCTGTAAGCTACAAGGAAGTCAAAGCAGAGATCAAGAGCGCGCGCGTGCTTAACAACACGGTCGCGCGCTTGCTGCGCGCCACGCGCAAAGGAGCCTTGGACTTGACGAACGTCGGAGAGGGAGGGATCGCCACGCGCTACGAAGTGCGGGAGTTCCAGATCGCGAAAGCCGTCAACGAGCGGCGCAAGTCGCTGCGGCGCAAGAAGCTGGGGATCGATTACGGCCAGACCCTGGGACGCATGGGAACGTTGCAGCAGAACAACCTCCTTCCCGACAAGCGCACCGCGCGAGACTTCTCTCCCATCGCCCTCAAGCGCTTCATCAAGCGTTACGAGGAGCTGAGCGCCACGAGTTCCTACGAAAGGCTGAACAGGTACTACAAGAACTATATCAAAGGCCTCGACACGGTGTTCGGCGGCTACTCCGAGTTCGATGCGGCTATATCGCAGATCGCGAGGAAGATCGAATCCATGATGAAGTCCGACGCGGGCAAGCTCATGGAGTTCTTCGAGTCCGGAGACGAGCTTCTGAACATCGAGTACATCTATGCGCCGGAAGACCGCGCCGACAAGATGGGCTACATCCTCGACAGATGGGCTGAGCTATGATATGCAGTACTTCACGGCCGATTTCGAAACGACGGCAGACGACCTGACCCGAACGCGAGTTTGGGCGTGGGCTGCCTGCACCTTGAAAACCTACGATATAACGACCGGAACTTCCATCGAAGGGTTCATGGAATGGTGCGAGCGCGCCCCTGACGCTCGCGTTTACTTCCACAACCTGAAATTCGACGGGAAGTTCATAATATCGCATCTGCTTGCAGCGGGATGGGAATGGATCCCCAGCCACGGAGAGCAAGCGCCCTACCGGTTCACGACGCTGATCAGCGACATGAACCAGTTCTACACGATCAAGCTCTATTTCGGGCGCGGGCACTATATCGAGTTCTGCGATTCGTTGAAGATCATCAGCTTGCCGGTCGCGAAGATTCCGCGCGCGTTCGGCTTCGAGGAAGAGGACGCGAAGCTCGAGATAGACTATGCGGAGCATCGCGATATCGACCATGTTCTGACGCAAGAGGAGATCGATTACATATCGGCCGACGTGAGGATCGTCGCGCGAGCCTTGGGCGAGCTGATCGACCAGGGCGCGACCAGGATCACGGCGGGATCGAACGCCATCGCCGAGTACAAGAAGACGATAGGCGGCGAGAAGGGGTTCAGGCGCACCTTTCCAGCGTGCGACTACGACGCGGAGATCCGACCATGCTACAAGGGCGGCTTCACGTACGTGAATCCCGACTTCAAAGGGCGCGACATCGGGGAGGGAATCGTTTTGGACGTGAACAGCCTGTACCCGTCCGTCATGGCCGGAGTCGGAGGCGAGATCCTGCCGTACGGCGATCCGGTTCTTTTCGAAGGGGAGTACGTCCCGGATCCTCGATACCCGCTCTACATACAGACCGTGACCGTCGACTTCAAGCTCAAGCCCGGTTTCATCCCTTGCTTGCAGCTCAAAGGCAATTTGAGCTTCATGCCGACCGAATACGTAGTCGATTCCAAAGGAGAGCAGACGCTGGTATTGACCAGCGTCGACTTGGCGCTTCTGCGCGACCACTACGACATCTATTCCATTCGCTACGGCAAGGGCTGGAAGTTCAAGGCATCGAACAAGCTCTTCTACGATTTCATCATGGCGGCCAACGAGGAGAAGGTGCATGCGGCCGAGGAGGGCAACGCCGGCAAGCGCTACATGGCGAAGCTCAAGATGAACTCCTCGTACGGAAAGATGGCGACGCATCCGGTCAAACGGAGCCGCCGGCCGGTCATGTGCGAGGACGGCATAGTGCGCTACCCTCTGCTCGACCCGGAAGCCACCGACGGCATGTACCTGCCGGCCGGGGCTTTCATCACGGCCTGGGCTAGGAACAAGACGATACGGAGCGCGCAGAAGGTCAAAGACCGGTTCCTTTACGCCGACACCGATTCGCTCCACTTGACCGGAACCGAGATCCCGGAAGAGCTTGACGTGGACGATTACCGTCTGGGAGCGTGGAAGCTCGAAAGCACGTTTCAGCGCGCCAGGTTCCTGCGCCCGAAGACCTACATCGAGGACGAGGGAGGCAAGCTCACCGTGCATTGCGCGGGGTTGCCCGAATCGTGCCACCCTCACGTCACATGGGATAATTTCCATGTCGGCGCGAAATTTCCGGGAAAACTCTATTCCAAGACCGTAAAAGGCGGTATTATACTATACGAAGGTGATTTTGTCATCAGAAAGGAGACAGGCTTATGAGCAGGTACCAACCGAGCTTGCGCGAGCTGGCCATGGAGCCGGACGAGGACAAGCGGCTCGAGATGGCCGCGCGAATCGACGAGGACGCGGCGGAACTCGACGACCGCTGGGACGAGCGCGAGGGCTGGCGCAACGAGCGGGAGGAGTGGGACGCGGAGCGCGACCGCCTGAACGCGGAGCGAGACGAGGCGATCGCCGAGCGCGACCGCTACCGCGAGGAGCGCGACGAGTCGCGCCGCAAGTACGCCGACCGGTTCTTCGCCGTCGAAGGCCAGACGCTGCTCCATGCGAACGAGGTAGGCGAGGAAGTTCGGCGCGAGCCGATCCGCAGCGCCGACGAGATCTGGGATTAAGGAGATATTATGGCAGTGAAGCAACCGAACATGAAAGCCGCCGATTCGCCGATCGTCATGAAGGCCGGCGATACGGCAGCTCGCGAGACGGCTGCGCAGAAGGCGGTCGAAGCGACCATCAACGAGACCCCGGAGGTAGCGTCCGCGCTCGCGGCTCGCGGGATCCCGGCGACTTACGACTCGAACAATCGCGCCTACGTGGAGCTTGCGGGAACCACCGACGAGATCCACGCCATCGGCGAGTACCTGACGAGCTATCAGCCCGCTCGCAACGCGTTTCTGAACGCGCTCGTGAACCGCATCGGCCTCACCATCGTGACCTCCAAGCTGTACCGCAACCCCTGGGCGGTGTTCAAGCGCGGGTACCTCGAGTTCGGGGACACCATCGAGGAAATCTTCGTCAACCTCGCCGACGTTCACGGCTTCTACCCCGAGGGCGCGGAAGACACGTTCGCCAAGCGCGAGCTTCCCGACGTGCGCACCGCGTTCCACCGTATGAACTTCCAGAAGTTCTACAAGACGACCGTCTCCTCCCAGCAGCTGCGCCAGGCGTTCCTGTCCTGGACGGGCGTTAGCGACCTGATCGCGCGCATCATCGAGTCTCTCTACACCAGCGCCAACACGGACGAGTACTACGTCATGCGCTACTTCCTGGCCAAGTGCCTCCTCAACGGCTACATCGGCTCGGTGGAGATTCCCGCGATCGGCAAGGACAACGCGATCGACATCGCCACGCAGTTCCAGTACGTGTCCGACCTGTTCCAGTACCAGTCCACGAAGTACAACATGGCGGGCGTGACCACCCACACCGATTTCGAAGACCAGTACTTCATCGTCACGGCCAAGTTCAAGGCCACGATGAACATGAACGTGCTGGCCACCGCGTTCAACTTGGAGTACCGCGAGTTCCAGGCGCGCATGATCACGGTCGACACGTTCACCGACTTCGACTGGGTTCGCATGGACGCGCTGTTCACCGACCCGGCCACCGGCCAGCTCGACCCCAACTACCACCGCTTCACGGAAGAGGAGATCGCGCTGCTCGAGACCGTGCCGGCGGTGCTGGTGTCGCGCGATTGGTGGATGGTGCTGGACAACTACGTGGAGTCCGCGCAGTGGTTCAACGGCGAAGGCCTGTACTGGAACCATTGGCACCATGTGTGGAAGACCATCAGCTGCTCGCCGTTCGGCCAGGCGGCCGCCTTCACGCCGACCGCCCCGACCATCAAGAGCGTGACGGTCACGCCGGCGACGGCCACCCTTTCCAAGGGAGCCGACCTGCAGCTGTCTGCCGCGGTCGTCGGAACCGGCATCGTGAACCAGGGCGTGCAGTGGACGGTGACCGGAGGCGCGGCATCCGGCACGACCGTCACCAACGGCGGGTACCTGCATGTGGCGGCCAACGAGACGGCGACGACGCTCACCGTCACGGCAACCTCCATCCAGGACGGAATGAAGACGGGCGAATCCACCATCACCGTCACCGCATAGCCTATGTTCTGCCGAGGGCGGGATTCGTTTCCCGCCCTCCTTTCCGAAGGAGGTGAGAAATGTACCAGCCCAGCACGGAGATTCGGATAGGGACGGTTCCGTGGAACCCGAACTACAAGCACGTTCGCTGGTATCCGAACCTGAACGCCCAGATGTCGGGCGTAGCTTCGTTCATGGACGCTCGGCGAACGATTTCAACCTACACGTACCAGCGCCTGGAATCTGCCATCGACGTGGACGGCAACCCCGAGCAATACTACAATTACAACTACGTGATGTTCCAGAACGAGAACTTCGGGACTAAGTGGTTCTACGCGTTCATCACGCGCGCAGAGTACAAGACGGCCAACACGACGCGCTTGCACTTGGAGCTGGATTACGTGCAAACGTACATGTTCGACTACGATATCAAACCGTGCTTCGTGGAGCGCGAGCATGTGAACGACGACGCGATAGGCGCTCACGTCAAGGACGAGGGGATCGACCCGGGCGAACTCAAATGCACGTACTCGGTGATCGACAACGAGGACATGGATTGCTACATGGTCGTGGCGAGCGCCGTGGAGCCTTTGAAGGACGGAACGTACGTCAACAACGGCGGGGACAAGTACATGGGCGTTACCAGCGGCACGAGCTTGTCGGTGTTTCTGACGGTGGACGACTTCAAGGGATTCATGAAAGCGCTGTCCGACAACGGCCAGCAGGACGCGGTGAGCCAGGTCTACATGGTTCCTCGAGCGGCGATCCCGACTATCGTCAAGAAGTCCGACGGCTGGGGATATTGGGTGGACTCCAACGCGGCGACCCCTCAGACGACGAAGGACTACGCGCTCGGATTCACGAATCTGGACGGCTATATCCCTAAGAACAACAAGATGTTCTGCTACCCGTTCCAGTATGCGGAAGTCACGAACTTCACAGGTGCGGCGCAGCAGTTCCGGCTCGAATTCTGCGGAACGCCCGGAACGCTGAGCTTGCAGAAGACGGGCGGGTGCGACGCTAACTCGCGCCTGGCCTACATACCGCTGAACTACAACGGCGTGAACCGCTTCGTGGAGGGTGCGATCTATTTGGAGAAGTACCCCACATGCAACTGGGTGTACCAGGCGTTCGCGAACATGCTCGGCGCGTCCCAGGCGGACACGTCGTTCGGATTGTCGTTCAACTCGATGAGCCAATTGCCGTACATCAATTCGTTCATCGATTCGACGCAGAACATCATCGGAGGAGCCATGCAGGGCTTGGCATCCGGCAACGTCGCCGGGGCTGCCGCGAGCATGATCAACTCGACGATCAACGGAGCGCAAGACCTGACGAACACCTTCGCGAACTTCTCGAAGGCATCGAAGACTCCCAACACGCAGCGCGGAGGCACTAACTCGACTACCGCGCTCGTGAACTTCGGAACCTACACGATAGGCGTTCGCAAGTACACGTGCAGAGCCGAGATAGCGCGCCAGATCGACGACTTTTTGAGCGTGTACGGCTACAACGTTTCCGTCGTGAAAACGCCCAACATCACGGGGCGCGCATCTTGGAACTACGTGAAGACCGTCGCCGCGAACATGAGCGGATCGGTTCCGGCCGGCTACCTGGCGATGTTCAACAGGCTGCTCGATTCCGGAGTCACGTTCTGGCACACGGACGACGTGGGCAACTACAGTTTGAGCAACGCTATAATATAAGAAAGGAGGCATGCATGAACCCTATCCAATCCACTACCACCCCGTACGGGCTTCCCTGGGGCAACATGCCCAAGAACGCGCACAAATCCGCTCGCGAGCTGGACAACGCGGCTATGAACTCGCAAACGATGTTCCTCTGGCAGATGCGACTGTACGAGCTGGCGATGAGCGTGTTCGAGTGGGAGAACCTGCCGTCGGGCATCAACGAGCGCCAAATCGAATGGTGGCTCCTTCGCGACGGTTTCTGCGTGTTCCTGCATGACGAGGATATCGCGCTCGACCCTGTTCAGCGCAGCCCGGAGGGCTACGCGATCATGCAGTGCATGTTGGAGGGCAACTTCGACATCTACTCGCAGCCGGTGAACCGCATAGCCTACTCGGTGATGGGGGTCAACATCCCGCTCACCATCGAGAACTCCGTCATAATCTGGAATTCGAACTTGCGCGTGCCTACCTGGTTCGCGCTCAACATGTACGCCAAGAAGCTGTGGGCGATAGACCGGGCGATCGATGTGAACGTGTACCAGCAGAAGACCCCGCGCGTGGTGAAATGCTCGCAGAAGCAGCGCCTGAGCTTCGAGAACATGATGGCGCAGGTGGACGAGTACAAGCCCCTTATCATGACGGACAAGGACTTCGACCTCGAATCCATCGACATCCTCGACAACTCGTCGCCGTACGTCGCCGAACAGCTCTACGAGTTGAAGGACAAGTACTGGAAGGAAGCGCTCGGATTCTTAGGGATAGCCAGCTCCGAGTCCAAATCGGAACGCGTCATCGTGGACGAGATGCTGGCAAGCCTCGGCGGCACCGAGGCGCAGCGGCTCTGCCGCCTCGAATCCCGGCAGTTCGCGTGCAAGCAGATAAACAAGATCTTCGGACTCGACGTGGACGTGCATTTCCGAGTGTCCGAGAAACGCCAAGAAGAGCAGCGGGCTATCGCCGACGGCGAATTCAACGAAAGCGAGTACGCCGAGGAGAACGGGTTGGAGGCGAACGGGGAATGAGCAAGTACAGTTTGCAGCTTCGCTGGCTGGTCGAACAGACGCTTGCCGATGCGAAGCTGCCGAACATCGAGGCCAACTGGCATGCTGCTTACGACAAGCTGGGCTTGGCCGACTATCCGATCTTCGACGAAGCGTATAGGCAGACGCTGAACGACAAGATCATACGCCACTATTTCATGTACGAGATAGGAGCTGAAACGGCGGGGTTGTTCCGCATGTTCGTTCGCGACGCGATGTTCTTGATCATGCCGTACTACAACCAGATGTACCTGTCCGAGATCACGGCCAAGAACATACAGCCGCTCATCGACCACACGCGGACTATCGCGGAAGACGCGACCGGCACCGCCTCGAATGCCGCGAACACCAGCGCGACTTCGACGAGCAACGCGCAGGACATATTCAGCGACACTCCGATGTCCGCGCTCAACTTCGACAACATCAAGGCGGGAAACTACGCGTCCACGGCAGACTTCACCGATGCGTCGACCACCGATTCCGGAAAGTCGGATTCGAGCGGAACCTACGACAACAAGCTGTCGCGCACGGAGACCGGGCATGACAAGGCGGAAGCCGAACTGCTCTTGATTTGGCGAGACACGTTCGTTAATATAGACCGTGACGTAGTGGAAGACAAAGCGCTGCGCGAATGCTTCATGACGATATGGTAAGGAGGAGCGCATGAACCAGCCCACACCGGATGTAGCGCCGTTCCGCTACTACGTGCAAATGGTTCTGCCGGCCGTCTACGGCGACGAGCTGAGCTATTACGAGGTGCTTGCGAAAGTAACCGAAAAGCTCAACGAGGTGATCGAGAACCTGAACAAGCAAGGCCAGAACGTGAACGATCTGATGGTTTTCTACAACCAGCTGAAAGCGCAGGTGGATGCGCTTGAAAACGAGGTCGATGCGATCAAGAACGGCGAGTACGTGCATCTGTACCTCGATTCCATCATAAACTGGATCGACGCGAACCTGCAGTGCCTTGTGGCGAGGATCGTGAAGTTCGTATGCTTCGGGCTTGGCGACGACGGGCATTTCAAGGCGTACATCCCCGCTACCTGGCAGTTCCTGCAGTTCGACACGGGAATGAACCCCGACGACTCGGAAACGTACGGCCGCCTCATCATCAAATGGTAAAGGAGAAGAACATGGCAGAATCGACCAAGAACATGACGGTTGGCGCGGGAAGCGCGAGCGCGAGCGTCACCGCCACCGTGACCGACCGGATGCCGGGCGTTCCCTGTCCGACGACTCCGGGTTACACCTACACCGGCATGCGCTACGTGCCGGTGTTCGCAGACCCTCCGGAGTGGTCTAGCGCGAACAGTTACGAAGCGCTCGAGATCGTGACCCATGAAGGGAATTCCTACACGTCCAAGACGTTCGTTCCCGTGGGCATCGACATCTCCGATGCACAGTACTGGGTGCTGACCGGAAATTACGATGCCCAGGTGGAGCAGTACCGCCAGGAAGTGGCGAAGCTTTCGAATACGGTCGACATGGTGACGAGCGAATACGTGAAGGCCTACGACACGGTGGCGGATATGAAAGCCGATACGAGCATCGAAGCGGGTATGCTCGTCAAAACGGTCGAATATGCGGCTGGTCAAGGGGGCGGCGCGTTCTACCTGGTCGGAACTACGGGCACGGCCAACGGGATGGACATCATCGCGACCGGAAACGGATTGATATGCACGTTGCAGGGCGATGCGGTCACGCCGCAGATGCTGGGAGCCAAGGCAGACGGAAGCGCCGACGCTTCGGCTATCATCCAACGTTGCTTCCAGATCTCGAAGCAAGTGGTGTTCGACGGAGTGTACGGCATATCCTCGATAACTATTCCGACGGGCTTCGTCATGACCGCCGGATCGAAATTCAAATGCATGTCCGCAGTCGAAAACGCCGTTACGCTCGACAACGGAGCGCAAAAATACGATTATTCCGCGCGTATATGCTGCTTGACCGTCGACGTTGCCAATATGGCTGTGACCAAGGCCGTCCGGGTCGGCATCGTTTCGCAGGTGACGTTCTTCATCAACGTGGTCAACTTCAACTCTTACGGAGTGGACACCGATTATATCGGCGCAGGAAACGAAGAGAACCTTTTCAACATATACGCTATGGCAATGCCGAACTCGAACTCCACCGGAGTGGTGGCCGGCAATTACGACAACACATTAGGAAACGTGATATGCATCGACTGCATGACCGGCGTTGAAGTGCGTTCGACGACCTCCATCGAGCAGCTTCATTGTTGGAGCTACAAGCGCCAGAACACGGTAGGCACGGCTTCGCTTGCATACGAAACCGGCATTTTGAACATCGGCCTCTTGTACAACGACACGATGCAGTATGCGATCAAAGACCTTGCCACCCAGCAGAGAGGCGATTACGACCGCACGATATCGATTCAATCGTACGTCAACAACTGGAACAAAACCCTTTATCCCGACGACACCCGAATCGCGCATTTCGGCCAAGCGGTTGATAACTGCTCGGTGACGATTTTGGGAGCGTTCACGGCGAACGCCGAATTCATGAAGATCCCGCTTTACGAAACCGGCGGCACCGGAATCTGGATCGTCAACTTCAACGCGTATGCGGTTTCCACGACCAACTATGTCAACGATTGCAATTCGACGTGGATACCGGCGAACGGGACGATCGGCGTAGCGGCCAATGCGGCGAATCTTCCGACTGCCATTGCGGCCAGCCAGCAGATCGTTATCTCCAATAACGACGGAAGGACGCAGACGCAGATGATCTTCGGAACCGATTACAACATCTACATGCGATCCAAACTGCTGTTCAGCGGAGAGACATGGAAGCAATGGCGTAAATTCACGGGGGCTGTATAATGGCGAACGAGCCTACAGGCGGGGGAAACCCCAACTTCTTCAAGACCTTCAAGGGGGCGTACGTACACGCCCCCTCCCCCGAAGCGATGTTCACCAGCGAGCGGGTCATGCTGTCCTGCGTGAACGACGTGCAGTTCCAAGGCGATTGCATGATCATGAACTACACGCCGGGCGCGACGCTCACGACGCTGCCCCCGGAATGCCGCCCGTCGACCGAAGTGCGGATTCCCGTGGTAGTAGATACTAACGTGGACGTGCTTTCGATTCAGACGAACGGCGCGGTTTCCTTGCATGCTTCTACCGACGGCATGGTGTATCTGGCGGGGCTGTCCTTCAATATAAGCATGAACTGGTATTCTAATTAGGAGGAATCAAACATGGATGCTAACGACATTGTCACTCTTATTGGCAGTCTGGGCTTCCCTATCGTGGCTTGCGTGGGCATGTTTTACCTGTACAATCGTACTCTTAAGGGCTTTACTAGCACACTTAACGACATTGCGAGCGAGATTAAGGAGTTGCGGGAAGAGCTTAAAGAGCTGATCAAGAATGCTTAGGGGCATCGACATATCGAACTGGCAAGCTGGGTTGGACGCGGATAGCGTGTTCCCGAACGTGGACTTCGTGATCTGCAAGGCGACCGAGGGAATAGATTTCGTAGACGGCTATTGCGACAGCTGGGTGCAATGGTGCCGCGCTCACGGAAAGCCCTGGGGGTTCTACCACTTCGCGAACTCCAACGATCCCGTGAAAGAGGCTGTCCATTTCATAGACAACACCTCTAACTACTTCGGCGAAGGCGTTCCGGTGTTGGACTGGGAGGGCGGCCAAAGCGTTGAGTGGGTCAACGAGTTCGTGAACATCGTCCACGATCAGACCGGAATCTGGCCGTGGATCTACGCCAACCCCTGGCGCTTCAACCAGGGAGGCGTGGAGCCTAACTGCATGCGATGGATCGCGAGCTACCCGGACGTGCTGCGCCCAGGCCTCGACTACGACCCCGGAGAGCCGCCGGAGACGGACGGGCTTGTGGGCTGCTGGCAGTACGCGTCCGACGGCCAGGTGCCCGGATACGCGGGCAACCTGGACGTGAATCATTTCTTCGGAAGCGTCGGCGCGTGGTCGGCGTACGCGGGTGTACCGTCTTCGGGACAACCTTCTGAACCGACTGATCAGTCTGTTTTGGAGAACGATAGATTCCGCGTGACAATTCAAGAGAAGTGATGTATGATGGTCATGCGCCGGAAAGCAAGCTATCTTCTGCGTCTGTGGGGCACCCGGTGAAACGGGCACGGGCGCATACGGAGAACAGCCCCCTCTGTGATAGTCTTTTCGGTTAGCGCCCTTTGACTTAGCCCCTGTCGCTTGGACATCCATGATGGCAGGGGCTTCTTCGATAAAGGGCGGGCATTCCAAGTCAAAGGAGGAACGTGGCTAAATACTGGGACATATCGAAAACTCTTTCTTATAATTGCCTGTTCAATTTCATCTACGGAATCCGAGGCGCGGGCAAGACGTACACGGGGCTGCAGCATTACGTCAAGCGCTATCTGCGCACGGGAAGGCGCTTCATGTACCTTCGCCGCACGGAGGAGGAGTTGAAGAACCTGACCACCCGCAAGGACGGACGGCTCTTCAACCACGTGCAGAAGGAGTTCCCGGGACACGCGCTCTGGGCTGAATCCAACATCCTGCATATCGACAAGGAGATATGCGGCTACGCGCAAGCGCTGTCAACGGCGCGCAAGCTCAAGTCCGATGCGCTGGACAACGTGGACACGATCCTGTTCGACGAGTTCGTCATCGACAAGGGTTTCCAAACGTACCTTCCCGACGAGGTGACGGCGTTCTTGGAGCTTTACGAAACCATCGCGCGACCCGGTTCGCGTGATTACGACGTAACCTGCATGTTCTGGGGAAACGCGGTGACCTCGGCGAACCCCTATATGGACTACTTCAAGTTGGAGCTTCCCTACAAGACGGACGTATGGAGGCGAGGCGAGTTCCTGACGCAGATGGTAGCGCCCCCCGAGCTGATCGAGGCGAAGAAGGGCACGCGCTTCTACCAGGCGATAGCGGGCAGCGACTATGCGGCGTACGCGGCCGAGAACAAGTGGTTGCGCGACAATCCGAAGTTCATCGCGAGAAAGGGCAAGAATGCCGAATACCAGTTCACGCTCCTTTACTACGACGATGCTATCGGAATATGGCGCGACAACCGAAACGGTTGCTATTACGTGTCGGAAGACGTTGACCGCCAGTGCCGCCACGTGTTCGCCGCCACGACGGAAGACCATGAGCCGAACACTCTGCTGCTCAAAGGTTTCAAATCCTCGCCCCATCTGGCTAACCTGAAAAAAGCGTACGACATGGGGTGCGTTCGGTACGAGTCGATGAAGCTCAACAACTGGTTCAGGGATATAGTTAGGATGGGATTATGATCATCACGACTAAGAATGGCGACATGGTAGATACTATTCAGATCATCGAGGATAATGATTATAAAATCGAAGATGTTAAATACACGGTTGAAACTGATATGTATATATCCGCCACTGTACAGATAAGAATATGCGACACCGGGAAGAAGCAGCTGGAAGTATCAGACCCGGAAGTTGGAAAAGAAGCTCAGTACCATCTTCGACAGTTCATCAAGTACATGAAACAGTTGGGGAGGTATTACTGATGGCTGAGCCGGTTATAATCAGCGCTACCAAGCAAGGCGGCGTTGAGAACGCTTACGTAGGAACCATCGTTAGGATGGGATTGTGATGGCGCGGGAGATAGTGCCGCAGCTGGGCGGTAGAAATTGCGTTTACACCTATATGGGCTGGTCGCTGATAACCGCGCCCGATTCGCTACAGTACAAGCTTCGGGCGGATGCGGGTGAGAACTATGATGCAGAGGGATTCGCCATCATAGAAGGAAGATACGTGATCGCGTGCACCGAGGCGTTCGGGGGTGTCGGAGACTACGTGGATTTCCAGCTGGACACGGGGCTGATATTGAATTGCATCATCGGAGACGTTAAATCGTCGGGAGACCCTAATTACAGCGAATGGGGGCATCTTTACCCGCCGAATTCGATTAGCGTGATAGAATCGGTTGTGGAGTACTCGAAATGGTATCCTAGCCATGCTAACCCCGGAACGCCGGGATGCAAGCCGGAATGGGCTGGAAACGTCGTTCTCGCGTTGAACTACGGAAACTACTGGGAAATAGATCCGCCGGGAGGAATCGATATGGCGAGCGTGATCATAATCAGCGCCACTAAGAAAGGCGGCGTTGAGAACGCCTACATTGGGACTATAGGCAACGACGGCTATATATACTTCAACGATATAGACTTCTACAGATTCAAGAATGTCGGGACGTGGGAAGACAACGTATACGTTCTGAACCGCACTCGCCGCTCTTGGACGAAGACGACGATGTTCACCAAGATCAGCGCTCAGAACCTGAACTCCGGATCGGGAAGCGTGGCACCCGGAGGATCGGGCGTTGAGGGCGCGTGTTTGTGGGCAGTCGGGATCGCCGACGACAACAGCCACGGATACGACCAGCCGACGCGGGACGGCGGCGTGGACTTCGACTGCTCGAGCCTTGTGTCCTGGGCGTTCCGCGAGAACGGATGGGACGTTCCGTTCCCCTCTCCTTCTACCTACAACATGTCCAGCGTGTTCACGGGGCTTGGGTTCAAACGCTACAATGGGAACCCGGCAGCGTCCGATTTGGTGCGAGGGGACATCGTTCTGTTCGAGGGCGACATATCGGCGGGCACCGGGCACGTGGAGCTGTACCTCGGAGACGGCATGCTCGTGGGCGCTCATATCAACGAGTTCGGGGGCGTGACCGGAGGGCAGCCGGGAGACCAGACCGGGAACGAGATATCGACCGGCGGGTATTATAGGAGCTGGAACTGTTGGCTTAGATGGGAGGGTTAAGATGCTGTCGCATTATATTGCACTTGTAGTGGGCACTATGTTAGGTATCGCTATTATGTGTCTGGTTGGCGGTAATAAATGAACGTTGTTCATTAATTCGAATTATCGCAAAAATTATCACTTGCTTGTTCTATAATACAGTTGTAGGGATAAGTCGAAGGGTGAATGGAGGAATTGACATGTTTCTAGGGCTTCCGGGATTTGCGTGGTTCGTGATCGGCGTTATCGTGGTGGCAGTGCTGGTCACAGTGGCGAATTGGTATATCATGTACTGCGTGTTCGACTGGGCAGTGCATCATGTGAAGCATGTTTGGTTGGAAGAAGACTGAATGAAGATGCATGAGGAACAAGTAACAGCGTGTCTGATTATGGCGGTCATCTTGGCCGCCTTACTCATTGTCAAACTGACAGCGCATTGATGAACGATGTTCATTAATTGCATGATTGAGATGACAATTGGAAAATGATTTGACATGTTGGCATGCGCGGGTTATAATAG